ACTGTTAAATGTCAAAGCAGATACTATTGTTGAATTTCATAAGAAAAGAGAATCTCTATGATTTCTAATGGAAAATTTTTAGTAGACAGTAACGTCTTCATAGAGGCAAAAAACTTTGCATATAACTTTAATTATTGCAAACTTTTTTGGGATTTTCTTTTAGCTCTTCATAGTAAAGGTCTTGTATATAGTATAAATGCTGTAAAGAAAGAGCTATGCGTAAAAGAAGATCCATTGTGCCAGTGGGTTAAAGAAGAACTCCCATCTTCTTTTTTTGAAAGTGAGGTCAGCTCGATTGCTAACTATGCAAAACTTATTAATTGGTCCATGACGTTAGATGTCACTGAAAAAGCTCGAACAGATTTTGCAAGTCAAGATAAAGCTGATGCATTTTTAATTGCACACGCCATGACTCATGGATTTACCATAATCACCCATGAAAGGCCATCAGGCGGCGCTCCCAAAAAACGCATAATGATTCCAGACGCAGCTGCAATTCATGGAGTGAAAACGCTTACCCTATACGAGTTTCTTCCAAGTTACGCGAGTCACAATTTTTCAATCAAATAAGTGCCCAAGTTTAATCTGGGCACAATTGAATCCACTACTCTTTCATTCCAAGCATCTTTCGCAATTTTTTATTCACTTCTTTCTGCCGTCGAGTGAACTCCACATCAACTTCAACCTTTTCCTCTTTGTTCCTTTGCTTGATGGGCTCGACTTCCACAGCTAACAGGGCTGCCTGACAATCTTCTTTTGTAAATAAGTACGGTGACTTTGGCCTGTCGCTGACCCGGTAAGCCTTAAGCCTGCCTTCAAGAACCCACTGTGTTACGGTAGCCGTAGAGATACCAAGTAGTTCAGCGGCTTCCTTTCGTGTCAATGTTAGCTTTTCCAAGAAGACGTCCATTTATCATTCACTGAGGAGAGCATAACTTGAACATATATTTGATGGATCTGAAAGAAGTTTGTAAAGCTGTTGGGTTCAAAAAGGGATCCATTTACAGTTGGATGAACGCGGGCAAATTCCCAAAACCCATTAAGATAGGTAGGTCAGTAAGATGGGTATCAACGGAAGTGGAAGAATGGATAGCTGAAAAAATTCGTGCAACGAGGCAGGAAAATAGCGATATTTGAAAAGGCCGATATGTGGCTTGTGTCTGAGTTTCCGACAGTCCGTCAGGTTGGGCTGTAAAATTTTGCAGGCTGCCAGTCTCAACAATCACCGGCGGCCTGCATCGTGTCTAACCACTACCTACCGGGAATTTGCGATACAGTGTCGATACTCCGACATCGTAAATTATTGCCACACGCTGGCGCGATTCCCCTGCTGCAATTAACCTTCCGGCCTGCGCCCACTGCTCATCCGTTAATTTTGGCCTGCGGCCACCGATCCGCCCTTCTGCGCGCGCAGCTGCCAAACCTGCCCGGGTACGCTCAATTATCAGCTCCCTTTCCATTTCGGCTAGCGCGCCCATGACATGAAAGAAGAATCTCCCCATCGGCGTAGACGTGTCTATGCTATCGGTCAGGCTGCGAAAATTTATCCCCCTCTCCCGCAGTTCCTCCACCAGAACGACAAGATGTCGCATGCTCCGCCCGAGGCGGTCCAGTTTCCATACCACCAGCGTGTCGCCTTCTGATAGTGTCCGGAGTACTTTTTTCAGCCCCGGTCTTTCAGACGTTTTACCGCTGATCTTATCCTCGAAAATTAGCTCACAACCTGCGCTATCCAGTGCATTTCGCTGCAGCGCCGTATTTTGGTCATTTGTTGACACCCGTACATAGCCGATAAGCATGGTCAATGGTCCTGATAAAAGACGTGATCATGCCATCTGAACGGTAAATGTGCATTTTCTCAAACGTTGGTTTGGGAGCAGGCGCGCCGCCGATAGGAATTCCGTTCTTCTGGCCGCTGGCGGCGATGCCTAATACGGTGATGGATGAATGGTCAAATATGTTGTTTCTGAAGTTCAACGGCGCGACGTTCTCAGCGGCCACTTACCCTAAACTGGCGCTTGTTTGGCCTGGTCTCGTTCTTACAGAATCGCGTGGTGAGTTTATTCGAATAGCGGATGATGGGCGCGGGGTGGATGTAGGGCGAGGATTACTGTCAGCTCAACTCGATGCACTACAAAATATTACTGGTTCTTTTAGCGCAGCAACTGCCGGGGCAGCACAATTAAGTGTGCTTGTTAACGGTGAGGGCGGTGCATTTTATCCTGGCGCTCAGACAACATCTCCTCCTAACGCTACGGCTACCACCGGTAATGATCGGGTTAACACTATGTATTTCGATGCAGGTCGAGTTGCAAGAACTTCAACAGAAACCCGCTCTCGTAACATTGCATTTAACTTTCTGGTAAGGGCTAAATAATGAAACCTGTATTTGATGAAAATGGCCTGGCGACACAGGCCGGTGATATTCGCTGTTTTTATTACGATGAATTAACAGGGGAATATACTGGCTGGTCAGATGAGTTTATTAATGTTGGCGTGAGCATGCCAGGTAACTCCACCGATATTGATCCGGGTGAAACAGTTGCAGAAAAGGTCTCCCTATTCACCGGCACTGACTGGAGACAGGAAGAAGATCACCGTGGGGATACAGTCTATTCGGTTGAGAATAAACAAGGGTCAGTCGTGGATTACATCGGGCCAGTCAAAGAGGGATTCACCACTGCCGCGCCAGTGTCAGCATTTGATAAATGGGACGGGAAAAAGTGGGTAACAGATACTGAGGCGCAGCAGGCCGCTGCTAAAGCCGAAGCGGAACTACAGCGTCAACAATTAATAAGTTCTGCGATGCAGTCTATCAGTATCATTCAGTTGAAATTGCAGGCAGGGCGAGCGTTGAGTGACGCAGAAAAAAATAAACTCAATGCGACGCTTGATTATATTGATGCGGTTACTGCAACCGATACAGCAACCGCACCGGATATTAACTGGCCTGTTCCCCCGGAGGCGTAGGCCATATGGGTTTTGCTGTATCAACACGCATCAGCAGAACCCGGTATTTTTTCCACTCAGCCAGCGCGGCGGTTTCCTCATCCGTCGCGATACCAACATCAACTGCATCTTGTCGCCAGACTATCTCTGCGTCAGCAATAGCGCGTAAACTACTGCGTTCCAGCTCAGCCATAGCAATCAGTTCTTCCGCTGTGCGTGGGGGAATATTAACCCACGCGGGACGTCCATTTTCACTCCCTAACCTTTTATTATCAGGTGGTGAAACTTTCCAGTAAGAACGCATTTCCTCTTCGGACAGTTCTGTCAGGTCAGAAGGCAATGAGTCCCCATAACTTCCGTCTTCAATCATATTTTCTGGATATATTGCGTTTAGTGACGGGCTAAATTTTGCATTCATAGCCTTATTCCTTATTGTCCAATGGCGATATATATCGCGCGATTCGAGCCACTGTAATGCGCAGCCCCACCCTCACCAATTTGGCATCCCGTCAACAGTGACGCTCCAGAGTAAGGCCTGTATTCAATACACCCGGAGTTAGCCTCTTTGAATATCGCCATTAGACTCAAAAAACTGGACGGGAACGGGATGGGGAAAGTTACATCGACCCAACTGGCTTTGGGGATTATCGGAGTTGTTCCCCACTGGATTATCAAACCACCTGGCTTGTCCGGGATTCGTACATAATCTGTCGGGCTCATTGCCCTTGTCGGCAGCACGCTCATTACCGCCGCTACCGTTGTTAAAAGCTCGACAGAACCGGGGGAGGTCTGCATATCACTATTTTTTGCAACACCAAGTTTTGCCGCTTCTCCTATACCAAGGTTTGAGAGAGCCGTTGCAATAGCAGCCGGGCCATCTGATGCAATATCGCCAAACGGATTCGAGCGACTTAAATATTGTGCCGCAAAGCCGGCAGTCAGTTTTTCAACAAACCCAGGCAAATCCCCGTCATCGAGAACGTCCTGATCCGTTTTCTCGCTGACAAACTGCGCCAGTGCAGCAGCGATAAAACTCACCTGCCGAAAAGCTTTGTTAATTTGCGCACTGGACGCCTTACCAGACATAAAGCCAGATAAAAGCGCGGGCAGGTTTTCCCAGTCCGCCTGGGATGTTACGTTTGCGCCAGGACCAGCCGCGAACGGTTTAAAATCGTTAATAGGCATTAGAGCAATTCTCCCCATGCGCCGTCATCAAATCCGGCGATATATTCATTGTCCATGTCGAAACCGAAGAATCGGTTACCTTCTGACGGTGTTTCTACCGCCGGGATTTCTATACTTCCTCCCCATACCCCTGCTGCTTTCACCGTCAGATACCCCTGTCGAATGGCCGCAATAAGTTCAAGAGAAACGTTTGAAATGTCAGTCTCCGGGAATACCCAGATGCTGATGGTCATGTCCTGGTTGTCGACGATCTGCATTTTCAGACCTGAACCTTCCAGCGCAGCGTCAAGGATTGGCGGGAGCGAGTCGTTACGGCCGTCCCAGTTGTTAATTGCAATTTTCGCTTTAAGGATTATTCGGTAGGTTTCATCACTCAGGGTCGTGTAACCTGAATCAGGGTCATACGGCCCCTGCCATACCCCCTGATCGAAACCAAGACCATCAATATCCAGGCTGAAATAAACTCCACTGATTGGCTGGCTGACAATGCGGCTTCGTCCGATCCACAGACCGAGAATGTCGAGTTGCACACCGACGGCTGTATCGATATCAAAGGCACTTACCAGCCCTCTTGTGGCGGTAGAGATATCAATCAGTGGTCGGGTGCTGAGATCGATATGGTCAAAAAATTTTGGCTTCGTCGCGTGGTAGTTGGTGATTAACCCGGTGTACTTGCTCATGACGTCACCGTGATAGCGATGTTTGTCGGGTTACAGGACGCTGATTCGTTGTAGGCAATATCGATATTTGCCGCCGCTAATGATCCGGCCGATTTGCCGATCAACAGTTCCTGAATGTCGTAATAGCTCGCACTGCCACCACTGACTACGCCAAGGTTCGCCGGCGAGTAAATGCGGCTCAGCAACACTGAATCACCAATCGTCAGCCCGTTGATATAATCAGCGACCGCCTGCTGGATCTGCACACCGATTTGAGATGTATAACCCGCGAAGGCTTTCAGCGTGATACGCCCGTAGACCGGGACATCGGTCGACCGGGAAAAGCTGATAACGTGCGGATTGCCGTAAGTGTCCGGCACCGTAACAGAGGTGGTCCCGTAGGTTGACGTCCCCTGCCCTTTACTGCCCCTGATGGTCTGGGCTATTTCTGTAATGTCACCACCGTCAACAATGGCAGAAATTGAATGCGGAGGAAGACCGTTAACGTCAACAGCACCAGTATCGTTCTCGTAGAGCTTGTGTCGCGTCACGCCAGCAACATTGGCGATCGCACCGTCGACACCCTCAAACGGTGTGACGGACGGTAGCGCTACGCTCTGCCCCTGCCGGATACGCAGCTCTGCATCGGTTTCTGCCGGTGCGCCAACAGTGGCCGCCGCAGGATTTGTTACCGATGTCCAGCCACGGGTGGGCGTGTTGATGGTGGTGATAGTTCCGGCCAGTGCGGCAATCGCTCCGCTGTTAGCGCTCGTTGCAGTCGCCAGTACCGTTCCGTCGACACTGATTGACACAGACGTCGGGAGATTCCAGATAATGTTATTCTGGTCCCGCACGGATCCGTTTGCAATTGTCGTGCCGGCAGTGCCAGTAAGCAGCAGATCTACAGTCGAGTTCGTCGCCCCTTTGCGCGCAATACCGTTAATTTTTACATTGCTGGTTAGCGCTGCACCGTACCCGGTTGCAGGAGAAAAGCAGTTATAGACGGAAATGGCTGTGTTGTTGGCATCGTGAATCGCCAGTGCCACCAGCGCCACCATCTGGCCGTCTTTGCTGTCCGGTTCCAGATAAGCATCACTGCCATAAATCTGCTGGAAATAGCTTGTCAGGGTATCGAGTATCGTCTGATAATCGGGCGCACTAATACCCTCAGCGGTTACCGTTGCCGATAAGCCGAGTGTGTCCAAATTGAGGGCCATTTATGCCTCGCTGGTTACTGTCGTTGTTCCGTAGATGGTGTCGACTGTAGAGGTGAACTCAACGCGGCGCGTCGTGGTGTTCACTGTCGTATTGAAAGAGAGGATAGATTTCACGCCCCGCGTTTCGAGGATGCGCTTGCGGATCGCCAGATTATAGGTTTCCGGTTTCTGTTTACCGAGTACGGATTGAATCCACGGTGTCCCTTCTGTCGTATCGAGGAACCATTGCCCGTACCACAATTCGAATCGCGTTTTTACTGCCTGCGCCACGGCCTCAGGTGAGTTAACCAGCCAGGTATCATCACCACTGCCAAAGGTATATTCACCGTCGGCGTCTTCACGTCTGTATCGCATCAGTTCACCTCGTCAGTGTTGCTTGTGCCGTGCTGCACACCGCCGTGAGTGTGCGTATTGTCGATTGTTTTGCCGTTCGCTTTCACACTGCCGATAAACTCAACAGCGCCGGTGATTGTTGATGCTACGCCAGAAGCGATAGAACCGATCATGCCGCCCATCCACGTTAACAAACCATGAATAGTGACTTTATCCGAGAAGTCAGCCAGCGGGGTAACCACCTCAACCCCGCCAGGGGCAACTATCTTAATTTTCTGGGTGCTGGGGTTGAGCTCAAAGAACGTGCTTCCGTCGTCGCTGCGCAGTTGCGCCGCACTGGTGCTGATACCACTGATTTTTTTGGCCTGTGACATCGGACCGAGAAACGCGACCGCATCTCCTATGTGGTGCTGGCGAGGGTGCACCGGCTCCTGTTCGCCGCCACTCTGCCACCAGAAATCAATGCAGCGATCGTTAAATATCAGTTCACACTCATCGCCGGGCTTAACCGGAAATGTGAGGGTGACACCGCCGCCACGCGGAAATGTGACCGGAACATCCACCAACTGAGGCATTGAGATAGAAATCTGGTTGCCATTGGCGTCTGGTTCATAGCCTTTAATCGCTGGCTGAATCACTGCAGTAACCGCATCACTATCAAACGAGACCACAATGCCAGGCATCGCCACACGGATCCCAGCGCTGATGGCCTCTTGAATCGCGAGCATGAATTGCTGATCGCCGCTGATTTGCGACGAGAGAGGGATAGGCATAAGGAAAACTCCGGGCATAAAAAACCCGCTCGGCAGCGGGTGAGTGATCAAAGCATAGATTGAAACAATCGGCTATTAATCAGCCATTCAACATTCGTTTGACAGCATCAAGGATTGCAGGCAGCGCAGGTATTAATTGAGCGAAAATAACCGCACCTACAACCCACATAATGATACTGTTCTTGGCGTTGCTTACATCTTCTTTTGTAGCGTAATTTGATTTCATGACAGCCAAGTCTGTCTTGATAGACTGGACGTCTTTTTCAAGCTCTCTTACCCGCTGTTGCATGTCATCGTCTCCAGTTGGTGGTTCGCCACCCTCTCTTTTTCTGAGCGGCGGAAACCTTCCCATTGTTACGTTATCACTCTGCCTTTGAGCCACTGCCACCCTCCTGATCTTCAATCCATTTGAGTACAGGATATACGGCAAAGCTATGTACAAATCCGCAGTTATTGCATGGCAACCGATATTCATAGTTAAAAAGCGAGTGAGGAGGGCCACCGCCATCAACTTTAGAATAATTCAAGAATTCACTATGCCCCGCATGGGTGGTGAGCGGAACACCTATATCACCACTACCACATATCCGGCAAGTTAACCCTTCAATCCCTTTATCAACGAGAAAGTTAGAAAATTTATCCAATGTAACCACGGATAACATCTTCATTAAGTCGTTTTCAAGATCCCTCTCAATCTGCGTTCTGGTCTCTTTATCCATACATCTAGCTCAGTTGGCATTTTCCGGCATTGTAACAGTGGATAATTAAATAAGAATACTGGTTATTTTAACACGCTCAGGATTATTTCACCTTCACACAATCATACGTCCCATATACTCGCGGCGCGTTCATGTTGGCCTGCACCAACTGGACGTTGAGGATCGCTTTACCGTTTTTTTTCACATAGTCCATACCGTACCACTTGCCAGGGGCATCGGTTGGCACCATCCATTGCATTTTGACGTTGTCATAATCACCTTGGGATTTCAGGAACGTGAATTTTTGAGACTCCGGCTTAGCTCCGTTAATCCGCGCCCACCCATCATCTTCTTTACTGGTTCCAAGGTGGAATGGACCGCACTGAGAATCAGCAAACACGACGGACGGAAACAAGCACACCGCAAATGCCAGGGTTTTTATTCTCATGTTCAAAAAGTCCTGTTGAGTGAAGCATTCGTCTGCAAATCTCGCGCACCACGTGCAAAGCACATCATATCCATGTACCACGACTGGCCCCGCGTCTCGCCAGTATAGTCGATCGCTTTGACGATATAAACGCCATCTGCAGCGATACTGGCTGCCTGCGTTCTACTGGGTAACATATCAGTTTCGATATTACCGTTAACGGTCGACGTGCCTATTCTTGATGGCGTTTGAGCAATGTCCGAATTACCCGCTGCGATCCGGTAAATCGATGCCTGATCAATCTGTACCAGACCGTTTATTTTGATGTTCGGATTTATCAGACACCGCACGTTTACTCCACCGCCCATCGTCTGTTGTGGCATCCCAATCAGCCCGGTGTCGGCATTCAATACGATCGCTTCCTGCACATACTTATCAGACGGCACAACATGCACCTGACCATCGACCATCTGCCACGTACCGCCGCACATTTTGGCGATATCGTCCATGATGTCGCGGTTTGAGTGGTACAACGGCAACCCGCGAGGAAATACCGTAGTCGGCATATCACCAATGATACCCGGCGTGATCCCGTAGGGGTTGAATCCCCTCATCGTCAGGTCGAGCAGATCTTTCGTCGTATACCCGGCGGCAAGCGTTGTCTTCGTGCTGGCGAACAGGAACGCGTTGTAATCGCTGGCGGCCTGTACCAGCACCCAACTATCGGTGATATTGTCTTTGCCGTTGATGGTGAAGCGGATATCGCCAGTGAAAATCAGCCCATAATTGGTGCCGGAAAATTTACCTTCGTCGCCTGGTGCTACCGGGTGAGCAACACCTACCTCGCTGGCCGGGACAACCGGCATCGCGCCATCGTACCCGGCGATAATGCGGATTTTGCTGAATTCCTCCCCCATGATACGTGCCTGCGTCTCCTGCGACACATTATAAATTTTGACGTTTGCCACGCGTGGAAACCGCGTATCCGCCCACTCGATGCGAAATGTCACCTTAAAATCAGACAGGCTGATCCCGGTCCCGTTCTCATCGACAATTTGTAACTCAAAATGCCGTATCCAGTTTTGAGACATGGCTACTCCGTGACGATGTAAAGATGACTGTGAAATCCGAGATCGGTTTTCGTAGGTTCCTGCCCGGCAGCGTCCGTACCAATGTAGAGTGAAAACCCCAGATCCAGATACGCATATTGCCCTAGCAAATCAGCGCCTGTAAAAAGAGGCAACGAGAGCACTATTGGAGTCTGGTCGCTGTTCAACAGATCGAGACACCAGAAACTTTCCCGCCAGACCAGACGCATCCTGTAGGCAGTACCGGCAGTAGTGATCGCAAACTGCTGGTTATCGGCTGATAGAGGAATTTCGCTGATGGTCATTACAGTTCTATCCCCCAAAGATTTGCGAAAGGAAACTTTCATTTTTCGGTACCGGAGACTTCACCCCGGCATTCTGTGTCCCTGCCGTACTCACACCTTCTTTCATATCGGCTTTATCAGCAACCTTGACCGCCTTCGTTTCGGTGATAGTCAGCTCTCGCAGCGTCAGCACCGCCGACAGCACGTTTTCTGTTGTCTTGTCTGTAACCACCTCCAGCGCACGAATCAGCATGTTGCTGTACAGTCGTTTACCCGTAGTAACATCTAACAGTTCGCGATTTCTCTGCAGCTCCAGAAATTTCTCATAAACCTCACCGGGAGAAAGGCCGAGACTCAGGCCAATGCTGCTGGTATTGAGCAAATCGAGAAGTGAACCACCACCAGAAAACCCCACCTGCATCACTACCTCGCTGGGGCGTCGGTATGCGTGATCAGCAACGAACCCGGTACCGGATGATGTCGGTTTCTCTACCGGGTGTTCCGTGATTTCCAGCGTGTCGCTGTGCTTCTCGCTGACAACCACACTCGGTACCAGCACCCCTATGCGGCGGCTTTGCTGATGGAAAATTGTTGAGAGAATATCCATCAGCGTGGCCCCGTCTGAAGTTGCTGAATACCGTTGGCCTGAATACTGGCCTGTTTGTCGGCAAGAATATTCCCCGCTTCCTGCGGGTTAGAAACACCATGAATGTTGATGTTGACTTCCTGGTTGAGCGACGGACCACCTATCGCAGACATGCCGGCACTGCGAACCATTTCATCACCATACGGATTGCGACCGTTCTCCTTCTGGATGATGCCATTCATCATGGCGGTCATCACATTGGGGTCGCGCATGTTGATCTGTGCATCCGGCGATACACCCAGCATCTGAGAGATATGCGCGATGTAGGCCAGCGTGTCATTCTCGACCTTTCCATTTTTTGTGGGTGGCGCCCAGGTACTGACAATATCGGAAACAGTACGCAACTGCTTGCCCGTCGTTTTCCCGTCGTAGTAACGCAGAAGCTGGCGGGAAAGAGCACGCAGCCCCTCGAACGGTGTGCGGAACTGCGCAAACCGGCCGTCGGAAGTTGCGCCTTCCTGTCCGGCAAATTCGATATTGCCAGGGTTATTGTTGCGGATACCGCGCTCATTACCAGGAACATAAAGCTCTCCCGGGTGATTCTTTTGCCACTCCTGGGCCTTTTGAAGTTCAGCGGGGTCGATATTTGAACCAACACCACCAATCATCGCCATCTCTTCTGAGGTAGTAGGCGTGTTGTTCGTCGGGACAAACATCAGCAGCCACGGATTGCGCAGTGCAATATCAGCAATTGCTTTTGTGAGATTCCCCAGACCGCCCAGCACACTACCGATTGCCCTAGCTACACCACCAAACGCGCTGCTGATTTTCCCGATACCACCGAGAAAACTCGCCAGTTTTGCACCCACCATGAAACCAAAAATCAGCTCCAGTGTGTTTTTCCACCCACCGAGATTATCTTTCAGCCCGATTAGCGTATCGCGCAGCCAGGTGAATACCTTTTTCGCCTGGTCAATCTCAGGCTGCCATTTCGACCAGTCGATCAGCGATTTCCCACCTTCCTTCCAGGTCTGGTAGTCATCCCAGAGCAACAGAAGCGCGCCCACCAGCGCCAGCACCCACGTAACGGGAGATTTCCACATCTCCGCATTCAGTAGTCGCCAGACCACCAGCACGGCGCCCAGCGTCTCAATGAGGGATTTGCTGTCATCGTCCAGGCTCTGCCACCATTCAGAAACTTGCCCGACGACCTGAATCAGTCGCATCACCGCCCGACCAATAACGTCTGACAGCCACAAAATCCCGTTGATGACCGCCATGATACCGCGCTCAATGGAAGGGAAATTATCGAGGATTTGCTTACGCAGACGATCGAGCGAGCCAGCAAGTCCATCCGTCAGGCTGGTGCCGATTTTGTCCCGCGCCATGCCCGCCATCATTGTAAACTCGCGCATGGAGGTCATGAAGCGGTTGGAACTTTTCGCGGCCACATCAGCATTAAAACCGATTGCTTTCGCCGTGGCGTTGTATTGTGCGCCAAATTCACCCATGCCGCGACGCATCGCCATCAGCGTATTTTCGTCAATACCGAGCATGGAAGCGTACTGATTAGCCCGGTAATAAGGCATGTTGCTGAGGCGCTGACCCACGCCAGCAAAGATTGACTCCATGCCGCGCATCTGGCCGCTGGCATCGCGAGTCTGCACTCCCAGACGATTCAGAAAACCTTCCGCCCCAGGACTGGTTCGCATGAAATGCGCCAGGCTCTCCAGAGAGCTGCGCGCCGCGGCGGCACTGCTGCCAGTTTGCGATGCCGCATAGCCGATAGCCTGTATACCCGCCACCGTTGCACCGGTACGCTGGGAAGCCCAGTAAAGCTCATCAAGGCCGCTGGCGGTTTTGGTCGTGAATGCCATCACTGAAAGCGCGGCGGCCTCCGCCGCAACACCGAGAGCAATAGCCTTTTTTGTCGCACTGACCAGTGTCGCATCGAATTTTGCCGCGCCAGCGCCATCAACATCGAACCCAAGAGAGACCAGGAACGATTTTATTGTTTCAGCATTCACTGTTCTTTCTCCCATTGCTGGATGCGGGCTTTGTTGTCGGCGTTGATATCAAGCCAGTCATTCATGCGTGCGATATCAGCCAGATCAATAGATCCGTCCTTTAACGCGGTATAGGGGATATACCCGGCATGTACCGGGCGCATCAGAAAGTCCTCACCATCTGGCAAGGCGTTTAGCGTCAGGCCTCTTGCCCCGACGTATCCGTCTCTTTCGTATGGAGTGCGTGCAAAAAATTTCCCAGGTTGTCTCCCACTACGCGAGCAGCAATACCGAGCATAGTGAAGAGGTCTATATCCTCAAACATCAGATCGCCTTCGCTGAAAATAGGCGTCCAGTTGCCCATCGCGCTTTTGCGGGAGACCACTCTCAGGCATGGGTGCAGGATCGCATCCACGCTTTCATCCGGCATTTCCGCCAACACATCGGCAATTTTCGGGAGCACCGTTTCCAGTGTTTTAAAAATCTGATCACGGCCAGGTTCTTTATCTTTCAGCGCATTTTTCAGCAAAGATACATCGGCAATGACTTTTGCGATTAGCGGGAGCACCTTACGGGAGACCTTTAACTGGTCAAATACGCTGAGCTTGTCGGCGTGGTATTCCACGCCGTTAAGGGTAAATTTCATCGGTTAAAACTCCCCGAGTAACGGATCGATTTTACCAGCATCAAACACCCAGGCGTTGTTGTTGCCGACTTTGGCGTTAACCATGTCCGGGTGTTTCTGGAATGCGCAACTGCGCGCGGTAATGATGTCGCCGCTCACCTTGTTGCGGATAACAATGACGTTATTCCCCCAGGTGGCAGACGAAAGCGACTGCGCGTTATATGCCAGGTTAAGTTTTTTATTCACCGGCGAGGTTTTCAGCAGGTTTACCGTGATGGTTCCCGATTTTCCGGCGTGAAGGCTGTGCATAACTTCGCCGTCCGCGCCAGTTGTCATGGTATTTTTTGCCTCAGAGAAGGTAACCGTGATCCCCTCGTCAGAGTTTGCGGAACCGTACCCCAAATCGATGGAGCCAGTCGGCCCCACAAGCGTGGCGGTCACGTCGATAAAAGAATAAGTAGCCATGTCGCCCCCTTAGCGCACGACAGTGATTGCCACGGTACCGTAATGCACGGCACCGGCCAGCTTGCCAAGCACCTGAATAGGTACCCCTTTGCGTGCCTCACGGTCGACCTGCAACTGGTCATCCACACTCTCGGCATAGGTGTAATACCCCTTAGTCAGGGTATCACCCGTCGAAATTACGCCCAGAGGCCCACCAGTCCAGATGCCCGGCGCGAACAAACCGTTGTCGACAGCCTGATCCAGCACCTTCTCAATATTCGCAATACGGGTAGTGGTACCGGCATCTGTCTGCGGAATTTTTGTGGTGCTGGTGTAGAGCGTATTAAAGTCTGCGGTTTGTACCGCGTTTTGCAGCCAGTCAAGGCCGTGGCGTTCATCGAAGAAATCGCCGTTCGACATCACACCCTGTTCCAGAATTGCCGTGTCGTTTTCGTAGTACACGTAAACGTTGCAGTTCTTCGCTTCCAGGTTGTTGGCCTGGCTGGTTGTCATCGTTTCATAGGTAACACCCGGCTCCTGTTTGAATTTCAGAGTGATAGTGGTGTTACTGGCGCTAAAGTCGACAGTAAACGCGCGGGCAAACGCGGACAGCGCTGCGTAGCGTGAACTGGTCGAATACTGGATAAATGTGCGGCTGTATTTCGCAGCTTTCAATTTCGACGACAGGTCGGTCGTGGTGGCAGCCACCAGCGTATCGGCTTCATCTGTAGTAATACCGAAGATGCGGGATACTGTCGCCGCCTCAATGGCTGCAGCCACACTTATAATGTCCGCATCAGAAGGGTAATCAACCTCTGGCACGGCAAGGTGTAAGCCATACCAGCTGTTGTAGTCCATCAGCTCATTGACGGCCTCCAGCAGGGTCTCCGGTTCACCGGTTTCCGCAGACTCGAGGGTTTTCACCCAACGCCCAACGTAGACTTGAGTCGGTCGCGGCGACTGGGAAAACCAGATAACCGCAGCTTTATATTCTTCACTGTCCACACCGAAATCATCGCCGATATCGTCCGGGGCTGAATACAGGCGCAGACGTTCGGCAATCGGAATAACAGTCGAGTTACCCAGAATCAGCATAGAGCCAAAGTTTCGGCCCTGTGCTGCTCTGGCTGAAAGCGTCACAGTCACGTTGGTGACGCGATTTAAAGGCAAGCCTTTCGCCATGATCAATCTCCGGTTGAAATTGTAACGTTGGGTTCAACGATGGATTTAATGTTGTAGGTGCGGATGGTTTTACGGGTCAGCGTGACAGTGATGTCATAGCGCCTCACCCACTGCTTATTAATCAGTTCAGGCAGGTTATAAATTGTCCCGGCATCGCTGATGGATAACCCGGCGCGGTTAAGCTCTGTGTTGTTTTGTTCAACAAAGAGACCGGCTCTGAACGTCGCCGCCGTGCTGGCTCCCTGCGGACCGTAAAAGCATAAAATGACCGTCACGCTCTCCCATGCCCACTGAGCAGAGGTATTTTCATCCACCTGGACATTCGCGGGCATGCCGGAAAGCGGTACGGTCGTGATGCCGAATGCACACCATGTATTCCCGTTCTTCGGGATCTGCGGTTGCGGGTCAGTCCACCGGGGAAAAACCGCTTTAGCCGGTAACCCGGTGACGCCGCGGATCCACCGACTGATTTCCCTTTCCAGTGCCTCATCGTAGGCAGGCCCATCAGCGACAGGTGTCAGGTATCCGCGCGTGGTGCTGTCGTTACTCAACTGGCGTCCCTCCGTCAAAGTCCACCAGCTCACAATGCGCCTGGACGAAACCAGCACCGTAGCGGGTGTACGGGTCAACAAATGTCACGCGATAATCACGCCCGCTGTATGTCACGATATCGGCATCCAGTCGCGGACTGGTATCCGTTCCGGGTTGCCCCTGCGTCAGCCTGAACTGTGTCACGATGAGGATCGCACCACTGATGTTCTGACCTGCGGCCATACGTTTCGCCTCGAGGGAGCGGTCGACAGTCACCACTCCGGAAAACGGAATATCCTGCGGGGTATTTGTCGCGAAATTATCCTCATCAGCCGTCTGAATCTGTCGGTGACAAACCAGACTGGTGTCCATGAAGTCAGGATCGAGAAGAACCTCGCTCACATCGAGAAAAGGCATTATTTTTTCCTCACGACGTAGTTAATGGAGCGCAGCAGGTAACCGTGGGCATACAGCGGCTTCTCACCGGGAATGCCTTCGGCCCGCCTGCGTTCAAGGGTTTTCTCAGAAAGAGGATGCAGCCGATCACCAGCACCGATAACGGCTTTTGCAGCGTCACGGGCAATCTGTCCGGCGCTTTCCAGTTCACGCATTGCCGCTTCTGTCTGCCCTTCCAGCGCAGCAGTTGCCGCCGCCTTCAGGTGCGCAGTAGTCCGGGGTTTTGAATCCTCGATCCCCATATCAAGAAATGGCCTCGGCGGTAACGTAACGGTCTCACCGTCAATTTCCACCGTTGCGCCCGTTGAGTGGAGGTAGCCCAGTTCCGCGTTGCTTATCGGAGAGTCTTCGCGCGCGGCCTTGTCTTGCGGGATCCCCACCAGCACATCCATACCGGATAACTGGCGCAGGGATTCCAGGACAGACTCAGCATTGTCCGTACGTACCGTCAGGCCACTTTTCATTACGGCGTCCCCAGTTGAATAGCCCCGGCACCGAAAATCATCAGATATTCCCAGAACTCAGAGCCGTAACGGGTGTTATTCCAGAAACCTGCATCAGGATTCATGGTCATGCCGGCGTCGTAGCTGACAGAAACCTTGTCCACTGATTTTGATGTCTGCACCCCGCTGTTCGCACCACCGGAAGAACCAACCGCGGCGCCACGCTGATCCGCTGCGTACAGCGCCATGTAGTGCGCCACGAATAACTCAACGACATAAGGGAAAATATCTTCGCCAAACCGTGACTCGCTCATCAGCACATCTGCCAGGGCGAGACGGGCCTGAATCATCGGAGTGGGGTATTTTGTTTCATCAGAAAACTGCGGGAAGTCAGCGCGGAACTTCTCAGGCGTCGGCAGACTTTTGTTTTTTGCCATTAGCTTTTGCCTCTGCGAGTTGCGTTTCGAGCTCTGCAATACGGGTAGCCTGTTCCGCCGCCAGCGTTTCGAGCTCTGCAATACGCGGATCAGCTTCCAGTGCCGGAGCTTCACCATCAGGCGAACAGTGCGCCTTCACGAACCAGTGATCAGCCACATCGCTTTCGACGTCATGAAAACCAGGAGTAAACGCCCTGATGCTGGTGCCGTCGTTGAAGTTGAACGCGGTCAGTACATAGATTTTCTTCATTGGAATTCCTTAGAAAAAAGCCCCTGAGAAGGGGCTGTATCTGGATTAAATGCCATCCATGTAGTTCAGGGTTTCCGGGTATACCGGTTCAACTGCGCCCAGCTTGCCGTAATAAGTTACGAGCTGGTAGATGCCACGGTACTGAATCGGAACGCTCTGCAGAGGAACCATCGGGAAGCGCACAAACTTTTTATCGTTCGTGTACGCGACCATACGGTCTTTACCTGCCACACCGCGACCGATAGCCCATTTAACCGGGCGAATGTTCAGCGGCTTGCCGTTCTGGTGGAAGGCGATCGTGTTGGTTTCAAGGTAGGTCAGCAGTGACTGATTACCTGCAGAAGAAACGATGGTGCTCGCCAGGAAGGAATACTGTTCCGGCGGGATCAGCAAATCTTCCGGTACTTTCGAGTACGCTGAACGGGTCCATGCATTACTCAGTACCTGGTTAATGGCAGCGCGGATTTCGTCCGGAGTGGATGTCGCAAAGGTTTTCGCTGCGTTCGTCGGTGTAACCTGTGACAGGTTCAGCAGACCTTTAGCACCTTTCACCGCATCCCCGATATACACCTGCTCATCAGTATCCATGTTCCACTTCAACTGCATACCGTCGTATTTCTGGGTGTCAATTGGGCGCCCGACCTGTGCCGCTGCGGCCAGTTCAACAACGGTCCAGCCCAGCTCCATCCCCCACAATTCCAGAGGAAAACCCGTTTTAGCGATATCCACATTCAGCCCGGCGATAGCTGTGGCAAGCTGGTTAATCCAGTTTTTGCCGTTCGCGTTCGGTGTACCTGCCGCAGCAAACGTGGTGTTGGTGAAAGAACTCACCTCATCCGCAATAGAGACGTCTTCGCGCAGCTCGATATCACGGCTCCACGTCTGTGATGTCAGCGGAAGGTTCAGCGTCTGGTCGAGTCGCTCCAGCTCGTGAACAAGGAAAGCACCAGTGCTGTCGACTGTTGCCTGATCAAAGGTCATTGGCATTTTTAGTGCTCCCTTTAAATGTTGTATGCCAGTTCAATGTTGCCGTCGGCGTCGCCGGGACCATTGAAATAGGCGTTGGTGATCTGTACGGTGTTTGCACCATCAGCCGCCGCGAGGAAAGCGCCGAGCGGGCTGGCTTCGGTCGGCGTATCAACGCGCATAAATACCGGGGCATAGAGAGCAACAGAAGATGCGTCCCCGCCGATATTGACCGTGACATAGCCGCGCTTCAGGTTGTCACCGCTAAAGTTGAAACCAGATCCAATCTGGCGAATCTTGTCGGGCTGTGAGGCGGTCGGATAAGGACGAACAAAAATACCCGCCAGCACAGTAGCCTCATCGCCCGTTTCGACAGGAACGAATTTGCCGCCAGAGATTTTCCCGCCCAGACCATACGCCGCGAATGGCTTTGTGGAATCGAGTACATGAGGCTCGACGGTTAAATCCTGCGGGCGTGAAATAGCCCCGGCGATGCCCGAAGACATCCGGTAAAGAATGGTGTTAGCCATGTTTTAGCCTCGTTTAGCCCAGATTTCTTTCGCGGCTTTGTTGATCTCCGCGATAGATTTTGTGGTGTTGGTGGTCATCGTGCGAAAACTGTCGACAGTCTGCGCGGAGGTGTTGCGGTTTTTCGCCAGTTCAGAAACGGCGTTGAATGCCATATCCACAGTGGCTTTTTTCAGACTGGTGACATCCGCATCGCCCACGATGGGACGAACCAGCGACTGATCGGCAGCGGCAAGGATCTGACGTTTGAATGCCGTAGGTTTCGCTTTCGCTGGCAACTGAATGCCTGGCTGAATCAGGTCGGCGCGGTAAGCGGCATCACCTGTAACAGCCCCTTCCACCTCGCCTTTTTCGTCCTCATCCTCGTCGACTGTTGTTGGTGCTGCCGGGGTGAGTTTTGCCACTGCGGCAATCAGCGCCTTGCCCCATTCCGGAATATCTTCTTCCGAATCGGTCGTGACGGGCAGCGTCGGTGCAGGCATTGGGGCTTGTGGTGCAAGGTTAATAACCACCCCACCAGGCGTCATGGATGACGTCACATCGTCGTTATCACCAGTCATATTGTCCGGCGGGTTATCGATCAGGTTCGCCATTTCGGCGGCGTCGTTGGTTTTACGGGCCTTTAAAAGCCGGGTAAACCAGTTTTTAGTCGTGCTAGGCATAGCATCCCCTATTTTGCAGCGGAAACCGGCCCGCCCGTTTGGGACAAGGGCCAGATGGTTACCGGTTATCGCAGACTGATTTGCGAGGCCGGGTGAGATTTGTTCATAATCAGCGTCATACCCACAACTGACCTCATCGTCACCATCGTCGATGGCCTGTAACCCCTCTGGGGTTTTAACGATGACATCAGCAAGCAACAGGTCGGATTCTGAGCCTTGCCCGCGCCTGACGTTCTGAATGTGCCCGTTGGCTAACTGGCGCCAGTTCTCCGGGGTGACAAAGATAATTTCCCCGTTGAAGTCGCGAGGGTGTCCGATGGTCACCGCCATACTTTCAAAGGAAGCCATCGCACGCTCGCTAAAGACCTCTTCCGGCGTGCGTCTGACAATCACCTTCCCTCGGGCATCCGGCACCAGCTCCGGGCGTTCGGTGGCGTCATACTCCTGTTCACCGGTGCGCCCTATCGGCACATCTTTAAAGAGCACTGAGCCATCAGCCAACTGGAAACGGGTGTTCCCCAGGCGGGCTTTAAAGAAATATTTCATCCTTCTACCGCCTGCGTTGATTTAATGAATTCTCGTAGCAGGTGTTTAATCTGGCGCGCGTTACCGCGACCACATACACAACACCGACGCTTATCACCTACGCGTTGATGGGTTGCCGAGATCCCGTTATAGGTGGCGGTTATCTTCTCGATATCGCCATTCTTTAGCTTGAGGAAATAGATATTCTTTTTCATGGGTTACCTGCTGTTGTCAGGCAAGAAAAAAGGCCGCTCAATGGCGACCCTGTCAGATGGGAAAAATGTTCAAAATAACGGGCTATTTAACATAAGGGTTCTTACCCGTACCGACGAAAATGGACTTGATTAAAATGTCCCCTCAAAGCCGTAAAAGTAGCGATTAACCAGGCTGAAAACGGACTTTTTTGAATACAACATTTCCATAACATTTCGCGGGTATTGCAGTTCACATAAAATGAACGTTCAAAGCCGTATTTTTTACTTTCTCGGCTCTGGTATCTGTACTTCCGGCCAGCATTTGCAGTTCGGTAAACATCCGGCGTGTCCGGTCATACCGTCCAGCGTCGGCGGGTTATCCCAGCGAACGAATTTATCTTTCATTTTCCGATGAGAATCACGCGTCCCTGCGCCTTCAATACGCCACCAGTACCCTTCTGAACCAACCGACAGGGCCCGGGCCTGAGTCAGCGCGCCGGTAGCGCGACCAATCTCTGTACGGGCAATCAGTCGCGCCCTGCTGGCGGACACATCACCAGAGGCCATGATCATTTCGTAAAGCTGTTCCGGCCGCTCGCCGTTGATAACGGCCTGTATCGCACGTTCCTGAATGTCTTTGACCCGGTCTGCGGCTTCCAGTGGCAGGGACTTCATCAGTTGGATCTGACGATAAACGATATCTTGCGCCACCTGCCCGACAGGAGTGTTACCCACCACATCGCGCAGACCAGCGGCAATCTCTTCCGAGACAGATCGCCACTGGTTCCACTCTTCGCGCTCGACCTGGGCAAACATTTTGCGACCGACCATTTCTGCCCAGTCACTGATGACGTCCGAATAGTCCACAAGGATGCTGGCGGTTTTGTCAGCGCTGGCCTGTGAACCATCGTAAGAGCCTGCTACGATTTCCCCGATCTGGTTTGCTATCGCCAACAGGCTTTTGCGGTACTGTATTTCCGAACGTCGGCGGAGGGCTGGTTTCAGATTCATCCTCCGACCACTGGGCCTTCGCATGGTCGATATCCTCATCGGTAATGGATGCGCCAATACCCGTCACACGCGCCGTTTCCCTGAGGTCGGTTAATGCGGCGGCAGGAGGCATTCCCAGTTCACGCACAGCAGTCGCCAGTGCGGTAGTGGTATTGCTTGCCACAGTCGAACGATCAACATCTGACATCTGCCAGAGTGGGTTAAATTCGAATGTAAAATCGTCAGGCAGCGGCTCACCAAACTCAGAACGATGAAGCACGTCATAAAGCAGCCGAACCGGTGCTCTCAGGGTGTTTTCCTGTAGCGCACCAATATCGTCGTAGTAGTTAGCCAAGTCAGAATCGCCCGTTGAAAAACCCTTCGGCGACTGTCGAAACAGGCGGACCAGTGGAATACCAACGGCACCGGCAATGTCTTCTTTGAACTCGCTCAGCAGGTCGGATAATCCGGCGAACGAGTAGGAATGCGTTTCGAAGGTATCTTCAGCATCAAAGAGAGACATCCCCTCATTAGTCTGGAACTGACGTACCATGTCCATTTGTTTGAGCAGCGCTTCGTATGGCTTTCCGCCCATCGCAATAATTTTGCGCAGTTCCTTGATTTTTGCCGTGCGCAGATGCGCTTTGTAAGCGAGCTGTGCCGCACCAACACTCGTACTGTCATACGATGTCAGGCGATCGAAGATACGCTCAACAACAGACATTCCCCACTCGTTTTCCGTGAGAGCCTGCTGGTACGGAAGGGTTATGCCATCCATACGAATCAGCCGGCTGTAGTTCACCGTCCACGGTGGTATACCCTGCGCTGTGGTGACAATATCGTAAGTTTCTGGCTTACCAAGCTCAGGACCGAGCGTTTTGATACGGCGTCCGAGGTTCGGGTTAATCATCCAGCGGTCGAGCACGGCCAGGCCTTTAAAGCTGCCTTTCCCGACTTTATCCAGTACCAGCGGAGTAAGCGGAGCCTGCCCCTCAATGAGGATCAACCCCACGGCACCACCGTACAACCTTGACCATTTCAGTACCAGGTTAAGCCTTTCCCAGAGCTTCAGCTCTTCAAACCTGGCCTCCAGAATACCCCGGCGCTTCGGGTCGATTTCGCTGGTTATCCTGGCCCCTTTTTTCGTCATATCGTCAGGCTTGGCATCGACAGCAGCACCGATGATCCACGATGAACGATAGGCCCACTCCATCAGCAGGCGGTTGCGGCTGGTGTAATTGGCGCGGTACGTTGATGCTGCATGCTGATTTGGCTGCTGCAGGCCAACCCGCGCAACAAAGTTGTCGTAAGAGTCCGCTGTGGCGACTCTTCCTGTTTTTTTCGCCATAGCGGTTATGCTCCGAGTCTGGACCAGATATCGAGGGAGGAATCCATCGGTGCGTAGTTGATCATCACCGAGTCAGCCAGGTTAGGTGACTTCGTTCCTTCCGGTTGTTTATCCACGAGGATTTTACCGACGGCGTTTTTCGACCAGGTTGGCTGTGAAAGCTCCATCAGCAGGCGGTCTTTGTTTTCAATCTCGCTGCTTATCGAAATGATTTCATCAGGGTCATAATCCATCCCGTTCAGCGCGCGGAAGGTGTTACGAAACAGCTTGCGGAGATGCCACCAGCTCTGTGCCTTCGCATTTGCGAAGAAGTCTTTATTCAGGCGCGCCGCTTTACCGTTATCACCAGGAACGGCTTCATCTTCCGGATCGAATACGCTACCGCTACCACGGAAAGGCGTGGCTGTTATCGTTCCCCGGCCTTCAGCCTGCCTGAGCTCGTTTATCACACGGGCATCACCACGCGCACCGGCGCCCAGACCATCCTCATCAAAACGGAACTCATCCAGACCGTAATCGTCACAGTACCCAAAGGATTTAACGACAGAGGCGTAGATATCACTCCCCTCGCCAGACCATTCGTGGACGTTCTGCAGGAGGAAGCCATAACGGGAAGAAAAGCCGTTTTTGTCTTTCCCCTCGTCGGCGATATCCATTGCACCGAGGCGCTGGCCGCTGGGCTGAATACCCAGTTTGATATGTGCGTCGACGGCTGCCTGCACCCATTCAGAAGGAATGAGGATCCCCTCAGTGGATGCGCTGTAGTTCAGGTCCAGTTCCTGGGCAACGATAATTGGATCGTCAATTTTCAGACACTCGTTGCGGTACCATTCATCGTCCTTGCGCGGGTCGCTGCGCCAGTGGAACGTGAATACAGGGATTTTTCCACCATGCCGCTTGCGGGCGAACGGGTTGTTCATGCCGTTGACCGATGAGAGGTCTATACGGCAGCGGGTCGTCTGGGAAAGCGCCGCATCAATAAGTTTCGGGCGCTGCAGGAATGCTGACTCATCGACAAAATACATGGTAGTCCTGTCCCCGCGCCCGATATTGTCGCCAGCTTCACCGGTGATTACGGCGCCGCTGTCGGGGAACGCAATCCGCATGTAAGGCGCGTGTTTTTTCTCATTCCAGCTACCGCGAAATTCCACCGGCAACAGTTCAACGAATTTGCGCGCCTTCCAGAACAGCGCTTTCGGACTGCCTGAGCTGTCCACGTACTCTTCTTTACGGGAGCCAAACCCAATAACCATTTCCCGGTTAAACAGGCAAAGCGAACAGGCCAGGCCGATGGAGGTCCAACTAAGCCCCATCTCGCGGCTTTTCTCCGTAATGCCGTTCTCCATCAGCTTACGGCGGTCCATTATCCAGTGGATCCACTCCTCCTGTTTCGGGAACAGTAAAAACGGAATGGAGACCGGGAGCCCGTAGTCGAGATTGCGCGGGTCTGTGGTCATGCCCCAGTCAATAATGAACTGAGCCGGATTATCGCGGTAAAACTGGCGGAGCGCCGGAAGCACCTCCGGGTTCTGGCGAATGCGTTGCAGACGCTCCATACGCCACTCGAAAACCTGCGTATAGTCAGGTTTTTTGAAATCGAAGGGGAATGGGATCGGCACAGGTAAATTCCTTAAAAATGCCCCGATTTAACATAATGGTCGTTACCCGAACTGGCGTAACAGCCCTCATCGAGCAAACAGCGTGATGCCTCTGTTTTGAACAGAAATGTGGCTAAATCGGGATGAATAAAACGTGCATAAAACGGGTCAAAAAGTGCATAGCGTTTTTTCGCTTCGAAACGCCTGTTTTTGCATTTTCAGCCCAGAATATTTTTATAGACGTCTGCCGCTTCCTGTGGGGTAAGTTTTGCGGTGTCGGCTTTGGCTGCCTCGTCACTATTGGTGAACGGTTCGAATATTTTCGGCGCGCCAAGCTCCATAAGCAGAGTTGGAGGAACTTTTACCCCCTCAGCCTCAAGTAGCTGCGCTGCCTCCAGTGCGGAGTATTTTCCGGCAACCTTATGTTTCATGACATCACGCAACACATCACGCTGGCGTTCTTCCTCGCTATAGACGCTGGTACCAAGACCGAGCGCCTTCGAGAAAACAGCAATATCGTTGTGCGTGGGCAGCACATCTTCAATCGTAGTTTTCACACCGTCCGGCGATGTGGTGACAACCTTCCGTTTACGAACGTCCAGGCTCTTACCGGCGACGCGGTTAATTTTCTCTCTGAGAGCTTCGCGAGCCTCAGTGAAAGCGCGCTCAAACTCGATATTCTCTTTACGCCAGCGACGGATCGTCGTCTCGTCCACACCTAAGCGCTGAGCAACCATCCGATTGCTGATTTTGCTACGGGCTAATGCCATGTCCATAACGATACCGACGTAGGCTTTTCTGAAGCTTTTTTTAGGATCCATACTTCCGCCTAAGTCAATGTGATTATTTTTTGTTCAAAATCCAATTTTGCCGATCCGGGTGCGGCGTATCACCAACGGTGGAATGCGGGCTGCGTGTGCGCGATATGCCGCACTTCTTCAGGCTACAGACCGCGCCAATCCTCAATGCGCCGCATTTTGATGAGAAACTGTTTTGAGATCTCGAAAAAATGCGGCATTTCCTTTTTTTCGGGAAAACTGCGATTTAATGCCCGGAGGCCGCGCAGAATGGGGAGATAGTGGATCGCCCTAATATTTCCACTATGTGGATAACTCAGTCCAAATCCATCTCCACCACTTCACCGAAAAGGTGACCGTAAACGTCCATTGTGGTTTTGATGTTCGAATGCCCAATAAGTCGGGAAACCTTCAGAATATCGACTCCTTTGTTTGCCAGGCGAGACACAGCAAAATGGCGAAGATGATGGAATCGCTTAATGCCATAGTCGGTCAGGGTTCTGACGAGAACCCCCTGAGTGCCATAGCTGGTAGCGAGGCATGCGCCAGTAAACTGGTTGCAGATAAGAGGCTCAGAGGTACCTAGTTTACTTTTATCCAGCAACGCGAAAAGCTCACGCGGCATCCGTACCCGGCGCTCCACTCCTCTTTTCAGCCCCTCATGTATAACGCCGTCAACAACATGCCCCCGGATGTCGATCCAGTCGGCTGACACGTCGTTATAAGTAACCGCCAGAGCCTCACCGATGCGCAGGCCACAAATCCCGAGCCAGCACGCGATACGCTCACGAACTGGCGCGTTATTCAGTAGCTCTCTGACCGATGATGATGGCGGTATAGTGATGGGTCGACGCTTCCGGCGCGCGGGACGGTCAACAGGGTTAAAAGTGATGAGCCGCTTTTCCACCAGCAGGAAAAAAGCTGAGCGAATCCAGCGATGGCAGCCAGTGCGAACCGAATCACCGATATCGCGATGGCTGATATGGAGAATATTTTTTTCCAGTATCGGGCCGTCTACAGCGAGAAGATCGTGACGGCATTTCGTATATGACGACAGCCGTATGATATTTTTTTCCAGCTTGCCGGCCTGATACCCCAGATAAAACAGAATTAACTTTCGGAAAGTCCAGGAATGGTCTATTCCGCTCCAGCTGGCAGTTCGACAATCCAGCTCGATATTCTGTTTTTGCCAGAAAAGATGTGCAGCATCATCAATATTCTTAAAAATGCGACGGCGTCCATGACCGGATTTTTCATCCTTCCAGTGGACGTAATATTTTGATTGTCCATTGGCATCAGTGGATTCTTTTATCGAAGCCATACTGAACAATCCTCACTCAAAAAAACATTACAAAAACCACTCGGTGAATGCCTTTTGCAATGCACGTAAAAAAGGCCGCGAAAGCGACCTTTTGAAGTTATTAATCAGTGTTGCCAACAGTGTAAATAATGGAGCTACGAATAGCGCCCTCATCATCGCGCCATTGGGATTCTGATACTTTCAGCAGAACCCATCCCTGAGCGAGCAGCCTGTTGACTTGCGCGCTATCCTCGATCTGATTGACTTCTTTTACTTTAGTAATATCAAATTGTTGGTCGGACATGAAACCTCCTTGCTGAGTGAGACTTCATGATAAACGAATGAAGATAGAAATACTTCACTGTACTTTTCTATCAATAACCTCATGAAAGGATACGTATTCATTTATCCGCATCAGAGGATAGGGTTATTGTCGGTCCTGCTCGATTTGACGGATGCCCGCCAGCTGGTTATTCGCTTTTTCGATAGCGGCCAGCAGCGGCTTAATCCAGAGAACAGCCTGGCAATATGTCAGGGTGCTGGTGGCAACGGTACGATCATCGGCTTCGTCAGGTCCGACGGAATTGGTGTGCATGGCGCTGGAACGTATACGGTTCGCGTATTCGAGCAGCCCACCAGCAACATCATCAGGAACAGGCAGATCACAGTTTTTTTCACGTCGAAGAATCTCCCGGTATTCGATGACAGTCTTTTCGGTGCCTGCATCGATCAACGAATTAAGGCGGCTGGCATTCTCAGCCACCTGATTAAAGCGGTTGAAGTTGAAAGCCTGAATTGCAATAACCTGCCCCTGCAGCGTGTTGTCATTACGCAGGACGTCGTTGTCACCTTTCAGCGTAGCGACATCAGACCGGCTGTTTGCCAGCAAGACACACAGAACGGCGACAATCACTATAGACATCACGATTGCAATGAAAGCGGAGCGATTCACAATAAAATTACTCCCACACCGAGAAACCATGGCCATGCGTCGCTTCCTTTAGCAGCCAGAAGTCCAGCAACGAGCATACAGATTGCAGACGGTAAATATCTCACTGGTCTATCCCCCAACACGTCAGCGCGCTTTCCTGGTCACGACGGGATACCTGCCCGTAGCAGTTGTTAGAACGTATACGGCAATCCCGGCCACCGTCTTTTATCCACCAGCGGATCGCTTCGCATGCACCTTTACGGTCACCGGCATTGATTCGCTTATAAAACGTGGAGGGGAAGCACTTGCCGGGCCCGATGTTGTACGGACAGAACGACGCAATACCTGCTTTCTGTGGTTCTGTCAGCGGCACCTTGATATTTCGTTCAACCCAGGCCAGCGCTTTATCGCGCTCGATGGCGTTTACCTGGTCACATTTCGCCTGCGTCAACTTCATGCCCTTCACTACTGGCTTACCATCGACCATCGTGGCGCCGCGGCAAATGGTCCAGATTCCACCGCCATCCCGGTACGCTGTCAGACTGTTTCCCTCTTTCTCATCGAGAAACTGATCGAGAATCACCGACGCTGGCGCACCGGCAAGAACCAGACCCAGAACGGCGGCGCTAAGTTTTGCCCTGTTCCCCATCATTCACCAGCCTTAGTAAGCGCGTCGGCAACAACACTTACAGCAGCCGGACGCTCAGCAATGGGCTTATCACTGATGCCATCCAGGTAATTGCGGATCATGGCTGTGCGCTTCTCGTCTTCTTTGCGTTTACGACGAGCGTCAATTCGACCATTTACATAAGAGATAAGAGAAATAAGCAGGCCGACAGCGCCAAAGAACATGAACACAAGGTCCTGTGTGGTAAATCCAATTACAGATGCCAGAGCTGCCAGCCACGCAAAGAACTGCGTGAAAATGTTCCCTGAGTAGTCATTCATTCTCATGGTCTCTCACCTCCGATAGTTCGGATGGTGCTGTGTTGGAAATAAAAAAGGCCACGCAAACGCGCAGCCTGTGAATGATTGCCGCTCTATGGCGGCATACAACCACATCTGATATCGTTAAATCGCCAGAAATAACCACTCAGAAATGGAGTATTTTTTATGTCTCAACCAAAGCAATCGCAGGGTGATAGCAAACCTCAACAACCTGCGGAACAAAAACCAAAGCCATCACAGGGCTCTGCTGACTTTACGACTAAACGCGTACTGGTTGGTGACTCTGCCGATCCATTCAGGAAAAACAAAAAGTAATCGCTGAAACAATTAATGCGATTACCGGGGCGAGGATTGTGACCATTCTCGCCCTGTCAAGGCTTTTCCGAAGGGCTGAGTTTAATATGCGCAATTCATCAGCAGTATCCGTTAAGTTTTTAAGCCGATACCGGCGCAGAACAGGTAAAACCTCTTTAGGTCCGGTGTAACCATTATTCCGCAAATACTGATAATTCAAATCAGTTATATTTTTATATGTTTCTGTATACAGACATTCTGGCGGTGAATGAATAAGAGCGCGCACCTTAGCAGAAAGGCCTGCGTGAACCAGATAAATCGCACACCATGTCCACAAAAAAATAAAAGCTGTCAGTCCTGCGGTCAAATAGTCCCAGCTTGTCTTCTGTGTCAATAGCAGGAATGATGAACCAATCCCTACAATTTGAATATTGAGCAACTTATATCCGTTCTCGATATTGATGGTGTTCGATTGATAGGTTTCCTTGATGGATGCCTCTCCCTGCTTTTCAAGAAAATCAACGAGTTCATCATCAGCATCCAGAAAATAGTCATCGGGTATATTTATCATTTTGTCCCCTACTCAGGATCCTGAAATGCGGTAAATCTTACCTGAATGTCTGCCGACGAGATATCACTGTCATCAGAAAAGCAAAAACCCCGCCAGATGGCAGGGTTCATAATCAGTTTCATTTGGATGTACGTATCCATGATTAGAAGCATACAAGACAACTTCGGACAAAATCAAGTCCTATGTCGTGAAAATGCTAAAATTTATCCACATCATCATTAAAACTGGTCGTTTTCTGAAAAGCAGCATCAGCCTTACGCTCTTCCTGGTAACAAATATCCACCAGCGACTCAAGAAACAGCTTCCAGTTGCGTGTCCATGTCCTTACGTGCAGTTCTGGCAAACGCCTGAGAATCGCTTTATATGCCGCAGTAGACGGTACCGATGAAAAACCGTTTCCAGAGCAACGCTCACAGGTTTTAAACACCGGCGCACCACGTTCTTTTGTAGCAATACGGTCGAGCACTTCGCCTTTTCCACCACAACGGCAGCGGGCTTCCAGTTTCCCCTTACCGTTACAGGCGGTACAGAGACGTTTAACCTGTTCACGTTCAATTTTTGGCGCAACAATCTCATCACCATCGATGTTATAGAGTCCGGGATACTTAACCACATCCTCACACCCTTCAATAAGCCCTGTCCCGTTGCAGGTGTGACATGTCACGCTGGTGGCAGCAGAGCGGGAGTATTCCGCAAAGGCAAACTGCGCCAGTACCAGCATGCTCCAGCCAAATTCACCACCAGCGGCTTTACGCACGTTCTTCGGTGCAGCGTCCATCGCATGACGCGCCAGAGCCTGAACCGCCAGTTGCTCATCCGATTTACTGATGCCCGCCTTACCAAAGAACGCCGCCAGACCAAACCGCGCGCGGCTGCTGGTGGTACCAATGGCCGCCATAACATCGGTGCCGGTGAGACGATCCGGAGAGGTGCCTTTCACGCTGTCGCTGATGTGCATCCCCTGTGGGCTGAAGTGTTTTAGCGATGCCTCAAGCTTCATTGTTCGCACTCCCCAACCAGATTAAGAATGACCGCCGCGCCGTGGTTTTCCATGTACTGACTCTTTTCACTTTCAAGGAACCAGCGACATACCTCGATAGCTTCTGCTCGCGTCACGGGTTTGATGGTTGCCAGCAATTTTTCAAGGTAGCGCTCTCGGTCATATACGGATTCGTGATGCTCGGAATAACCAAACTCATAGCCCTGTTCTTTAGTTGCAGTGTGGCGAACGCTGTAGAGCCAGTCCCAGTAAACAAACTCACGAACAACATCAGACAGCGTATAAGGCTCAGGCATCACATCGCGATACCCCTCAACAAATGCCCGACGCTGTTCATCAATTTCGTTCATACGGCTGCCGTTAATGCTGCCAGCTTTCTTCTCGACAGCAGTCCAGCCCCAAAGGTGATCGTCGATAAATTTCGGGGAAGACTTGATTACTCGCTCGGCCTCCACATCTTCGAGCGCAGCCTCATAGCTACCGAACGTAGCGCGCACATCAGCAGCCTTTTTGATGTTCTTACGCGCATTCTCAATAGCCCTAGCCGGATTATCCATGCCGATGGTACCGAAAGCTACCTGGAAAGGATCGCCACCATTCGCCAGCAGATAACGGGAATACCGTTCCTCGGCCTCTTTTGGAGAGATTTTAATTTTCTCCAGCGCGGCTTCTGCAGCATCCAGATGTGCCGGTTCATTCAGGTGGATGACCTCCAGCACCCAAAGATAAGCATCAGTCTGCTTATGCCCGGTAATTCTCCGTTGCTCAGGCAGAGGCTTGATGTTTGCGAGGGCTGAGCTGTGAGCTGCCGTCGGGATGGTGAATAGTGCTTTATGTTCGTTGTTATCTGTACGCATTACGCAGCCGCCTTTTTCTTGTGGAAAACCAGCTCACGAACCTGATCACCGTTCATGAGCATGTTGTTGAAATCATCGTGATCGGGCCAGTACACGCTCACGCGCTGCAGGTCATTCTTTGCCAGTAGATTGGCATGAGCGCATTCATAGGCCGCAGCCAACCCGGTAGCGCTGTTCTCGTCACGGTCAGCAAAAATAATGAGGTGCTTAACGCCAGCCGGAACGCGGAATTTCTTCATGAAGTTTGCCGTCATGGTTGCCCAGGTATTTACGTTGTAAATCTGGTGCGCTGACAGAGCCGTTTCGATGCCTTCGGCGATGCCAAGTGTGCTGGCTACCGGGAACATCCGGATCGCTACTGAACGGGCGTGATCAAGATAGTTATCTTCCTGCAGGGATTTTTGGCGCTTTGCACTGGTGCCGATATCTGCCTTTTTTGCTCCATCGAGTAATGTCTGGTGCAGATAGCACAGTTCCCCTTTATCGTCGGTGGCGAGGGAATAAAGCGACTGATACACCCTCCCGGCATGGCGCTGCTTGTCGTTGAAGCGAATCGCTTCAAGAGGCAGACTGAAAATACCGCGCGCATTGAGATACGCAGCACCAGAAGTGCCACGCAACGATTGCAGATTCGCAAACTTATTCAGAACCTTTGTACGCAAGCTGGTAGCGCTGCTACTGACCGGGATTTTTACACGCTGAAAATCATTACCGATCAGGTGGTCTATTTCCCTGCAAACCTCATTAAATGGCTTCCCCTGTGTCAGGGAGACAAGCTTCATACCGTCACCGCTGCCGCAGGTACAAATCCACGTCCCCCGACCGTCGCGGTCGTCAATACGTAGCTTGCCGCGCGCTCCACATACCGGGCATTCGCCTTTAAAGTGGTTTTTACCGGTGATCGGCGGAAGGCCGAAGTGCTCAAAGATGGTAGGCCAATGCCCAATTGCTGCTTCTGCCGTCTTCATGCTCGTTTTCCAAACTGCTGTTTGATATCGCTAATCACTTTCTGTGCTTGCCGAATGGAGGATGGCGCAGGTGCACCAGATGCCGCCTGCATACGTTTGGCCTTCTCCTGACCTTTCGCATAAGCAATCAATTTGTGCCGGATGAAATTCGAAACGGTTGGTGTGATCTCCATCGGGAAATCGCTCAGCCCGTTAGGCCACTCGTCAAAACGATCGCGAAAAGTGTTTGCACACCAGCCATCACTAACGGGATTTTTCCCCTGCGATACGCGCTGGCGCTGATAGAATTTGATCTGACTCCACCAGGCCTGTTTCTCTGCCTTTGTGGGCAGATGCTGGTTTTTACCCAACTTTTTGAGTTTGCGGCCGGTATCAGTATCGACGTCCTCACCGCCCAGCGGCTTATGTCCACATTTCGGGCATACGTACACACCAGCGGGTTTCATGTAGTGGCATTGAGAACATTCATGGGGGAGTTTTTCGGCCCGTTCCTCAGCTGCGCGGCGTGCGCTTTCCTCCATGCCATCAGACTTACCAGGGAGATCGTCATACTCGATAGAATCCGGATAACCGAGGCGGTGTACTGTGCCACTATGATCGAAGATGAGGCAGGATTCTTTACCCGGTGCGGTGCGCAGGCCACGCCCGAGCGCCTGCAGCCAGCGAATTTCGCTTTTTGTTGGCCTGGCGTAGATGATGCAACGAACGTCACTATCAAAGCCGGCCACCAGAACGCCCACACTAACGATGATTTTCGTTGCACCGGTTTCAAAGCGGTGAATGATGGTCTGGCGCTCATCCACTGGAGTGTCGGCGGTCATAACCTCAGCGTTAACACCCGCCAGGTTAAACTGGATTGTCAGGTAATTGGCATGGGCTACGTTGACGCAGAAAGCGATGGTAGGCAGATCCCGGCCATTCTCCAGCCAGTTCTGTACGATGTCGCCCACCAGAGTAGAGCCACACATGATTTCAGCCAGCTGCGTTTCGTTGTAATCGCTACCGTACTCAAGCGAAGACTTGGTTTTTACGCCTTTCAGATCCGGCTTTGTTGGCGCGTAAAATTCGTATTTACTCAGATCGCCACGCTGGATTAACTCGCCGATGGTGGTCGGCTTAATCAGTCGGTCATAGTATTTGCCCAGGAACGGTGAAAACGGTGTACCCGACAGGCCAATCACCTTTACGCCTTTGCCGCGTAGACGTTCGATATCCTTCAGGATGCGTTTTTTACGCAGGTGTGCTTCGTCGATAATCAGCAGATCGATATTTTCAGGAAAAACACGACGAATAAGCGTGTCGGCGCTGGCAATCTGAATTTTCCGGTCCGGATCGTAGTTCGGGTGATCCGCCCAGATATACCCGATTTCATCCCCCGGTAGCCCATACTCCACGAACCGATTAGCCGTCTGACCGATCAGGATGGTGTACGGTGCACAGAACAGGACACGCATACCATGGCTGACAAATCCGGCGACGATGAAGGCGGCCAAACCCGTTTTACCGCTACCGGTTGGCGAGTACACCATGAAGGTGTCGTTTGCCTTCCAGTCACGGCGCAACATGTTTAGCGCTCGTTCCTGTGCAAAATTCGGCGTGATCGTCAGCTCCATTGTGCTGCCCCCGTGCTGATGAGATAATAATTTTGTGATGTGGTTTTCATGGATTCCCCCTCACATGACTGGTGGCCTCCCCAAAGGCTGCCAGCCTCCCTTCTGATTCAGCTCCTCTGAAAAATTCACTCTTCCAGGAAGAACCCTTTTCGTTTCTCAGCGCCTGAGCGCTTTGTACTACCTTGCTGATACAGGTGTTTTTTTTAATTGCGCCCTTAAGACAGAGATCTACTTAACCAATGGATCTCTCCTGTTGGAAAAGACCCTATTCCTGCCCCTACACCCAATCCCCCCTTACCCCCCTTTCCCTCTTCCCCATAAAAACGTACTACTTACCTAGTACATGTGAGGAGTTGGGTCAGTTGGTTGCCAACCTGAACAGGCACCTTTAAGCCTGCTCCTGTTCGGGTACCTTTAAACCCGAAACAATGAGGAGCGCGATTGCGATCCAGCCAGGGGAGGTTCGGCGGTATACCCCTGTAAGGCTCTGCCCTGATTTCTCACAAACAGGCGAAGCCTTGTGTTTGCTTCATGCCTTGCCCGGTTCTCCTTGCGGTAGGAAACGGGTTCAGCTTCGAACGTCTCCTGATACACAGCTGCATAACGCTGGATAGCTTTTTGTCGTGCAGTTGGTGTCAGGCTAAGTAACTGCTGCTTAATCCACTCGGCATCCGCTTGTGAGTAGGTTTCCGGCAGCATTGCGTTATCGAAGTTGCTCTCCGGTATGCTCATCGGAAAAAACCTCATCCAGACTGGTTTCATATCCGAGCTGCTTAAAAGCGCTCACAATGCGTTTCCCAACTTCAATATCTGGGATTCGACGACCAGTTTCGTAGTGGCTAACGGCCCCTTGAGAGCTAGCGATCAACGCTGCCAGCTCACCCTGGGTCACTTTTGCTCTCAGCCTTAGGCTCTTGATACCGCTCATTCGGATAGTTCCTATCTAAATAATACATAATGTACTATACACGCTTAAAACAATAATACAAAATGGAAGTTGCTCAAAAAATACGGATTGTAATAATCATGTCTATGAAACAGAGATGGCAGGACCTGGCTAAATCCAGGATGAAAGAAGTCGGAATGACTCAAGAACAGCTAGCTGAAGCACTCGGCATGACGCAGGGTGGGCTAGGCCATTGGCTGAACGGAAGACGTGAACCTAACTTGGAGGTCATAGCTAAAATTTTTAAAATTCTACAAATGCCAGGTTTTGTGGTTGACGCTGAAGGCGCTGTGAGCGACGCAAGAGCTGATCACAATGTGTCATTTCACGGAATCAATGAAGCGAAAGGAAGCTACCCCGTAATCAGTTGGGTGAGCGCAGGGGATTGGATGGAAGCAGTAGAGCCATATCATAGGCGCGCGATCGAACGCTGGTATGATACAACCGTAGAATGTTCAGAAGATTCATTTTGGTTAGACGTCAGAGGGGATTCAATGACCTCGCCAGCAGGGCTTAGCATTCCAGAAGGCATGGTTATACTGGTCGATCCTCAAGTTGAACCCATCAACGGGAAGTTAGTTGTCGCTAAGCTCGATGGGGATAACGAGGCCACTTTCAAAAAGCTGGTTATCGATGCAGGCCAACGATTTCTCAAACCGTTGAATCCTCAATACCCGATCATTCCCATAAACGGTAATTGCCGTATTATCGGCGTCGTAGTAGACGCAAAAATAACCAACCTACCATAGAGCACAAGCCGCGTAAGCGGCTTTTTTTATGTCTATCTCCACTAAAACAGACAAAAACACCTTTATAAACAACAATATAAAAATTAATACATCAGATTAATCCGTTTTGTATTGACGTAATTTAATACGTTATGTATTGTTATTTCATCGGCAAACAACGGAGCCAATGAGATGAACATAACATCCCAACCAAACCCAGCGAGCGAGGAATTTGATATCCACGCTAAGCTCAAAGCAGCAAATTCGCACTGGTCTTATTGTTATGCGGTGCAGCCTTGCGAGAAAGGATTTAATTACCAATTTAATACAACGTTTGTTGGTGAGATGGAGTTCGCCGTTTACGAACGCATCGATAATTATTTTGTATTAGTTGATTTCTTCAAGTCATATGATGGGGCGTGTGATCATGCTAAAAAAATCATTGATGACCATCCTGACATTAAAAAAATGTTCTCTGCCATTTAACTAACTAATTAACTCAATTATTCATTATTAACACCTTTCTCGGTGGGAACAAACTCACCCTGAGGAAATGAAAATGCAAAATGCACCTAACCCAATCAATAAGCCAGTTGCATATCCACGTGAATTATTTATTGCCGAAGAAGGCAAGTATACACCAGGCAAAATAATGACATGTCAGATGGGTGGGGATTCCATGCAGCCAACCAGCCAACCATGCGAACTGATCGCTTTCGCTGACTGTGGAGGGAAGATTTCACAGCCAGGGATTTATGTTCTTACCCGTGATGTTTTCGGTCGACCATGTGTATTTGTTAAGCGTGTTGAGCCAATGTCGGACGGTGCTTTGGTGATAATTTCCGATAATCATCATTACGAGACTTTTACTCTTGATGCCGATGAGCAGAGCGATATGCAAGTGCATGGCCGGGTTATTGCCTCAATGACTATGAGGCGCTTCGTATGACTTTCATCATTGATAAATCGGCATACAGAGCAGCGTGCCTTTATGCGGCGTGCGGTTACGAAGTAATCGCCAGGCTTTATCTTAAAAAAGCATATGGGAGGTAAACAATGCCAATTCAAGAACGCCAAGATATACAAGGCGTAAATGTTAAAGCTGAGCAGTTAAATGCCTTAATGCAAACAATTCACGCACACCACGAACAATTCGACCGTCACCAACTGGATGGCCTTTTAGGTCTGGCTTATGACCTAGCCAGTTTGATTTATAGCTGGACAGAGAAGGAAGAAACAATCGTTTTAGCGAATGAAGATGCGCAAAGAGAGATTAAATGAATGGATAATTTAATTAACACTTATCGCCGACGAATTTTAAAGGCTGCGTTACTACGCCACCAGCGTAAAACCGGAAGCACCTGCATCATTATTAATATGCCTAAGGGTGGAATAAACACAGTCGAATTAACAGAAATACTGCTTGATGGTCTGTTGAGACGATTCGAAAAGCTGGCTCTCAGTGAATACGGGAATGTCGACGGCGTAAAAACTATTAGAGGAATTTACAGCAACGCCGTGGATGTGAATGGCAGCGGTGAGTTCCTGACAGAAAGCGGAAAGGCATTAATCGACGATCTCATTGCTGAGCTGGTCGAGTTTGCCAAGAAACAAAAATCAGTCACAGCGGAGACAAGCCATGAGTGAGCAGACACCAATTATCACGCACGAACCAGTAAATATCGTGCTGACGATCGAGAACGGGAAAGTTATCCACGCGCGCCCGGTTCAGAACGGCGAGGTTACAGCATCGCTGGAGACATTTTTATGGATGGCTGAGCAAGCCGGTTACACGGTCACCCCACCAGCAGGAGAGAAGGACAATGGCCCTGACAGCGATACGAATTCCTGAGTGGGTACACCTGCAGGCGGTCCATGTACTCCGCCAGTTCAGGGCTAGGCGGATTCATCCCTGCCGTATGCACGGCTCCGGAAACCTGAGCCTGAGGGTTAATCGCCGCTGGCGGCTGCTGTCCCGAGACGGCGGCCAGAACTGGGAAGTAATGAGCCATGAACGATACAGCAAACTGAAGGACAGAAAATGAAAATTCAACATCAGGACTATGGCGCCGTGGCAAACATCGTTATCACAAGCACTCTGTTTGAGTTCCGTAAACATAACCGAGTGGTAGATGTCACGCTGCTAAACACCCCCGGCATCGTAGCAACCCGTAGCGGGATGTTCTTCATGAGAACTGTTTTATCCGGCAAGTCCCGGGACATGCTGCGTGCATACAGATCTGTTTTTCGGGAGACGTCACGATGAAGTATTTCCTCCTCTCTGTGCTGTTTGGCCTGTTGCTGGTGGCCGTCGTGTTCGGCGCGCTGATTGAGTATAAATTTTTGATAGGTTTCTGAGGCATGCCATGAAAAAAGGTACCACTGAAATTATTGAACGCTGGACCCGTTTAGCAGCGGAGGCCAAAAAGCTGGGGCTCGCCACCATCCCGATCGACCCTGAAAACATGTTGATGGTACTGGAGGAACTGCCAGCCAGTTCGGCGGAAAAGTCCGCCGATTGCCAGAACGACCATCAGGCTGCGATCGACATCTTGCGCGACAGAGCTGCTCGCGAACTTGATGGTGGTTTTCGCGCACATCACAACGCCCTGATTTATGCAGCGAATGAACTGGAAAATGCCCAGGCTTTCGGGCAGGAGGTCAGCCATGAGTCTTGACTGTGTACCCCTTTCTACGTACTGCAGGGACGCGGGAGAAACGGTAGAAGCCGTTAACAAACGGATACAAAGGGGGTTATGGAAGGAGGGAGTACATGTATTAAAAGTCGATGGCGTTAAAGAACGCTGGATTGACTTAACGGAGGTTTCAAAGTGGGCAAGAAAGAACAAGGATCATTATCTCTCCCAAGAGGAGTAACCATCCGCCAGCATAAAACTGGCGACACTCTGGTTATCACTTTCACATACAAAGGGGTTCTGTGCCGGGAGCCCCTCTCCAAAATGGAAGCAAACGCGCGCGGTGTGAAGTATGCCGAGCGCCTGCTCGGGGAGATACAAAACCAGATCGTCAGTGGCACCTTTGAATATGCGAAATATTTCCCCAACTCCAAAAAGCTGGAGCTGTTCGGGGTAGTGAAGAAGACCAAAAATATAAAGTCTTACCTGGACGAGTACCTGAAAATCTGCCAGAACCGCAACCTGTCCCCGTCGACTATCAACGGTTATGAAAAATGCCTGTCGGCGCTGTCAGCTCTGCATAAACTCCACGTGTCAGAACTGACGCCAGCGGTCCTTAAAAACTGGATAGCCAGCCGGAAAACAAAGCTGAAAACGACCAGGAATAACCTTTCATTTCTGCGCAGCGCCATCGATGAAGCTGTTACGGATGGCCTGCTGACCATTAACCCGGTAACCCTCGTCAGCGCCAGCCGGTACCACGTGATCGACAGCAGCCCAAGCACCGACGATTACGAGGTGGACCCGTTCACGCCAGCGGAAACCCTCGCTATCTACCAGAGCTGCAGGTACCCGGAATGGGAAAACCTGTTCCGCTTTGCTTTCAATACCGGTCTGCGGAGTTCCGAACTGTGCGCGCTGCGCTGGCCTGATCTCGACACCATAGCGAACACAGCTCACGTACAGGCGGCCAGTGTCGTAGGGGTACTCAAAGGCACCAAGACAAAAGCCGGTACCCGTAAGGTTGATCTGAACAGTGAGGCGCTGGCAGCCCTGCAGGCGCAGAAGAAATACACCTTTATGAAAAGTGAGTTCATATTCAGCGATCCGAAAACGGGAGAGCCCTGGGCGAACGCCGACGCGATCCGTAAAAAAGCATGGGTGCCTACCCTGAAAAAAGCTGGCGTGCGCTATCGTAACCCGTACCAGACGCGGCACACATTCGCCACCAAGCATATTAGCCAGGGCGTTAACCTCTTCTGGCTTGCCGGACAGATGGGCCACAAAGGGCCGGAAATGATATTCCGCAACTACGGTAAATACCTGGCTGAATATGACGGTAAAACCGCGATTTCAGCCGCGCTGTAGCGGAGGGCAATATTTCAAAATGTTGGACAGAATCATGACGTTAGACAGACCTCAATATGCACGTAAAATGCACTTAAGGCCTGTCACAGTGACAGAATTGTTTATTTTCAATGAGTTAAATACCTTTCGGACGCGAGTTCAACTCCCGCCAGCTCCACCACTTACTTTTCCGGATACGTCCGGGGAAATCCTGAAAGCCCGCATGGCACAAGCCCTGCGGGCTTTTTTGTGTCTGTCGTTGTCCGAGAACATCCGGCTAAATCCAGAGAAAATTGGTACACGTTTAGGTACACGCTATACTGTGGTCCATTAAACGTGTACCAATTATGGAAGGGATCCAGACATGGCGCGCATCACACGCCCCCTCACTAACAACGAAATCCTTAAAGCCAAACCTCGGGAAAAAGATTTCACCCTGCATGATGGTGACGGCCTATTCTTGCTCGTCAAAACCACCGGTAAAAAACTCTGGCGCTTCCGCTATCAACGTCCGGTCAGTGGCACCCGAACTAATTTGAGTCTCGGCTCATACCCTGCCCTTACTCTCGCAGCAGCTCGTCAGATCCGCGACCAGCACTTAACCACGCTCGCACAAGGTATGGATCCGCAACAGCAACAAGAGCAGACATCAGAACAACGTCAGATTGAGCTGGATAGTATTTTCTCAACTGTGGCCGCCAACTGGTTCAAAATGAAGAGCAAAAGCGTCACTGAAGACTACGCCAAAGATATTTGGCGCTCTTTGGATAAGGATGTGTTCCCTGCAATAGGCGCAATACCAGTTCAGGAGATTAAGGCCAGAACGATTGTTGAAGCATTGGAACCAATCAAAGCACGTGGTGCATTAGAGACGGTTCGCCGCCTGGTACAGCGTATTAACGAGATAATGATTTACGCAGTCAACACTGGCCTGATTGATGCGAACCCGGCATCTGGTGTCGGAATGGCATTTGAGAAACCGAAAAAGCAAAACATGCCGACGCTTCGGCCGGAAGAATTGCCAAAACTCATGCGCTCTCTGGTGATGTCGAATCTCTCAGTTTCGACCCGCTGTCTAATTGAATGGCAACTTCTGACGCTCGTTCGCCCGTCAGAGGCTTCTGGCACTCGCTGGACTGAGATCGACTTGGATGCAAAGCTCTGGACAATTCCTGCCAAACGAATGAAGGCTAAACGTGAGCACATTGTGCCTTTGTCTACTCAGGCATTGGATATTCTTGAAGTGATGAAACCCGTTAGTGGCCATCGCGAACATGTCTTCCCGAGCAGAAACGATCCAAAACAACCGATGAATAGCCAGACTGCTAATGCTGCTTTAAAGCGTATTGGATATGGTGGTAAATTAGTAGCACATGGTTTACGTTCAATAGCCAGCACAGCTATGAACGAGGCGGGTTTTAATGCTGATGTTATTGAATCAGCTCTTGCACATTCTGACAAGAATGAAGTGCGAAGAGCTTATAATCGCTCTACCTACCTTGATAAGAGAGTTGAGCTAATGAACTGGTGGGGTATAGTCTCTAAAAGCAGCGCCATAGTTAAGTAGTAAGGCAGAAATCTTTAGGTAGTTTGGACGTCAGCTTTGCAAAGGCAAGCTGATACTATAAAAAATCATTCCATAACCGGAGTTACTGTGAAAAGTATAGGTTTTTTCAATAATAAAGGTGGTGTTGGTAAAACAACTCTATTGTGTAATGTCGCTGCTTCATTGGCTATCCAGTACAGCAAAAAAGTTTTAGTTATTGACGCTGATCCACAATGCAATGCCTCTGCTTACCTACTTGGCGAAGACGAGCTTGAAAATATTTTCTTAAATACCGATTTTTACAGCATCGATTCTTTTTTTGATCCAGTGCGAAGAGGACAAGGTTACCCTCAACAAATGCCTGAAATCGTCAGAAGTCAAAGGTTTAATGTTGATTTGATTGTAGGAAGCCCAAAACTGTCAATCAGAGAGGATCTTTTAGCAACTGATTGGGCTGCAACAAGAAACGGTGAACACCGTGGCTTCCAAACCACTTATGTATTCAAAGAATTAATTTCTAGGTTAGATGCTTACGATATAATCCTGATTGACATGGGACCATCTCTTGGAGCGTTGAACAGAGCTGTAATTCTTGGTGTTGATACATTCCTAATGCCTCTTTCAGTAGATATATTTAGTATGATGGCCGTTGAGAATATTATTAAATCCTTCAATAACTGGAAGCTGGCACTTTCTGATGCCATTCAAAAATATAAAGATGAGGAGGGTAACGAATTCAAAATTTCAGATAAACCAGTCAAATGGGATTTAGACTTTGCTGGCTATGTCATGCAACAATATAGAGCCAAAAGCAAAGGCGGAGTACGTGAGCCAGTTGCTGCTTTTGAGCGAATAATTAGCAAACAAAAAGACGAGTTAGTTGA